ATGAAGGATCAAAGGGTTACGGCCGAACTTCCAACCGATGCGTCGCGACGAAGAGCCGAAAAAGAAAGTGCCGCCCCGACGGCAATCGGGAACGGCACCAAACTTCATCACACAGCGACGCCCTTCTACCAAATCCCCGAGTCCCTGCGAAGCCTCTTTCTCGCGCGCCGATGGGTCGCCCGTGATGCCGCAAAGGTTCCATACTTCGCCGACGGGCAGCGCGCGTCCTCTAGCGATCCTTCGACCTGGCGAACCTATGCGGAGGCCTGCAACGTCGTCGCACGATCCTCAAGCCTCTGCGGCGTCGGGATCATGCTGGGGGCACTGGAGTCGTCCGGCGACGTCCTCGCGGGCGTCGACTTGGACGGATGCCTAGACCCGGAGACGGGCGAGCTTGAGCCGCACGCTGAAGCGATTGTCGGGCGGCTGGCGAGTTACTGGGAAATCTCACCGTCGGGTCGCGGCTTGAAGGCCTATTTCCTCGTTTCGCTTGCCGACGTCGACGCGGTCCGGAGCCTTGCGCGGTCCCTCGGCTTCGGCGGCGAGCATCGATTCGCCGTTTCACAAGGCAATCACCGCGAGACCGCGCTAGATTTGGGCGGCCGCTACTACGCCGTAACGGGTGACGCGTTCGCCCGCGATCCAGCCTTGAGAGGCTTGGGAGTCGCTCTGCCCGAACCATTGGGACGGGTCTCGCTTGCTGACCTTCGATGCTTGCTCACCGAAGGCATGGGACGCAGCGAACCCGCGGACATTCTTGACCTTGTCCGCCCGCACGATAAGAGCCGGTCCGCCCGACTCATGACGATCGCGGCCGAGACCAAGCGAGCCGGCCGAACCTTCGGCGACTTCGTGGAGTCCGCCCGGGTCGACCGGGACGCCTGGGCTCATGTGAAGGATCAGGGCGACTCCCTTCGTGCCATTGAGCGCGCATGGTCTCGCGCAGAAGCTCCGGCCGAACGCCCGCCTTCCCGGCTGTCGCTTCTTACGCCGGACCAATGCGCGGCCGCGCCAGCGCGGGGTTACGTCATCAAGGGCTTAATCGCTCCTGGCGACGTCGGGTGCATCTTTGGAGCCCCTGGCGCGGGTAAGTCCGTGATCGCTCCCGCGCTCGCCTATGCGGTCGCGCAAGGCCGGCCGGCGTTCGGGCTCAAGACGCGTCAGGGGTCGACCCTCTATGTCGCGGCCGAAGATCCATCGGGCATGCGGTCGCGCGTCTCCGCGCTCAGGATCCGGCACGGCGATGCGCCGGGCTTCGCGTTGGTCGAAGGCGTCGGCGACTTGTTGACGCCGACCGCGCCCGACCTTGAGGCCCTGGAAGCGATCGTCGCGGAGCGGCGCCCGACCTTGATCGTGCTCGACACGCTGGCGATGGCGTTTCCGGGCCTTGAGGAAAACAGCGCCGAAGCCATGGGCCGCGTTGTCGCGGTCGCACGTCGGCTCGCCGCGCATGGTTCGGCCGTGGTGTTGGTTCACCATGACACCAAAGCCGAAGGCGCGACACCGCGCGGTCATTCGATCCTAAACGGCGCATTGGACGTCGCGCTTCAGGTCCTGACCCGGGGCGAGGATGGAGTCGTGCGAACGCGCATGACCAAGAACCGCAACGGCCCATGTCGCGGCGACCTGGCCTTCACGATCGGGATCGAAGAGCTAGGGATTGACGAAGACGGCGACGCCATCACGGCCGCAGTGTGCGTCGAAGCGATGGACGCGCCGGCGCAAGGGCCGAAGCTGTCGGCGAGCGAACGCGGCGCCCTTCATGTCCTGGCGGTGCTCGAAAACGTCTCGGGCGGCGAGGTTCAAGAATCGCGCTGGCGGGAAGCCTGTATCGACGGAACGCAGGTCAGCGGATCGGAAGAGCGGGCGAGCCGAAGAAAGGCGACAGACCGGGCGATAAGGCGGCTGACGCAACTCGGGCTGGTGAAGGTCGAAGGGGGGATTGCCCGCCGTGCCGGGACAGGTCCGGGCGACCTGTTCGCAGACTTGGACAGTGATGGGGTAGGAATATGAAGCCCTCCCCCCTATCCCCTCCCCCTACCCCGCATGGTGGGACAATCGGGACATGTCGCGACATGTCTCACTTGTCCCAAGCGTCAGGCTATTCGGGAGCGGAAGTGAGACAAATGGGACATGTCCGGGACATGTCTCACTTGTCCCGCTCCGGAAATCGGGTGCGAAGTGAGACAAATGGGACATGTCCCTTTAGGGCATGTCCCATGTCTCACCGCGCCGTCCCGGCGAGACGCCGAATAATCAAACTCCTTCAAAATCGACTTGGGCAATGGGTCCTTCCCCCGTGCCGCCCGCCGCGGGGGCGCGGAGCCGCGGGGCTTTCCCCCCTGAAAGATTTGTAAAATGAGTTCACAAATTCCTTGGCTCGAATTGGGCCTCGACCCGCCGGCCGATGAAGCGCCCGCCAGGCCCGAGACTCCGGCCGCCAGCACGCAAAAGCGACCGGGCCACAGACGGACCACCCCCGAGACCGAACGCGCGTCTACGGGCAAACCAGAAGGCGACACCGTCGGACCCGATGCGCTGGCGGAATGGCTCGGGGTGAGCCGCGCGACCGTTCTGGAACTCGCGCGCCGCGAAGTCCTGAAACCGGAAGGTCGCGGCCGCTATCCGCTTCGGGAGTCGATCAAGGCTTACTGCGCCGACCTCCGCGAGAAGGCCGCGGGACGCGCGGGCGCCCTGGCGAATCCATCGCTCACGGCCGAACGCGTCCGCGTCACGCGCGCCCAGGCTGAAGCCCTCGAATTCAAGAACGCGGCCGCACGGGGCGAGCTTCTCCCGGCCGCCGACGTCGAGTCCGCTTGGGCAGCGATCCTTCGCGACGTCCGGGCCGGAATGCTCGCCGTTCCGTCGCGCGTCTCGCAACGCCTTGGCCATCTGACACCGGCCGACCTCGACACGATCGACCGCGAGATCCGCGACACCCTGGCGGAGGTCTCGGATGCGTCCTGAAGTTTTCATAGTTCGCGCCCGCGCGATGCGGGCCTTGATCCCTCCGCCGCGGCTTCGCCTCTCCGAATGGATCGAAGAGCACATGCGGTTGCCGGAAGGCGTTTCCGCCCTGCCCGGCCGCGTGCGGCTTTGGCCCTATCAACGGGCGATCGCCGACGCGATCGGAGATCCGGCAATCGAGCGGGTCACGCTCGTTAAGCCGGTCCGTGTCGGTTTCACAACTCTGCTTTCCGGCGCCGTTGCGTCCTTCGTCGCGAATGAGCCTTCGCCTATTCTGGCGTTGCTACCGACCGAAGCCGACTGCCGCGATTATGTCGTCAGCGACCTCGAGCCGATCTTCGAAGCAACGCCGGCCTTGCGCGGGCTCCTGGCGGCCGAAGCTGACGAGTCGGGCCGCAATACGCTTCTGAGCCGCCGCTTCGCCGGCGGGTCACTGAAGATCGTCGCCGCGAAGAGCCCGCGAAACCTGCGTCGCCATAATGTCCGGATCTTGGTCTGCGACGAAGTCGACGCGATGGAGCCCAGCGCGGAGGGTGACCCGCTGACGCTCGCCGAACGTCGGACGCTGAGCTTCGCGAATCGCAAGATCATCGTCGGCTCGACTCCGACGCTCGAGGACACCTCGAATGTCCTCCGCGCCTATGCGCGATCGGATCAACGGATCTTCGAAGTCCCCTGCCCGGACTGCGGCGCCTTCACGGAAATTCAATGGGGGCACATCGAATGGGAGCCGGACCGGCCCGAGACCGCGGCCTTCCGCTGTCCTCATTGCGAGTCGCTCATCGGCGAGCGCCACAAGTCCGCGATGGTTGAAGCCGGCGCCTGGCGCGTCACGCGGCCCGAGATTTCCGGACACGCCGGCTTCAGGCTCAACGCCCTCGTTTCGACCCTCGCGAACGCGTCATGGGCCAAGCTGGCGGCCGAGTTTCTGACGGCGAAGCGCCATCCCGATCAATTGCAGACCTTCGTCAACACGATCCTCGGCCAAGGCTGGCGGGCGGATAGTGAAGCGTTGGACGAGTCCGAACTCGCGTCGCGAGTCGAAGACTTCAGCCTTACCGCGATCCCGCCAGACGTCCTTGTCATGACGGCGGGCGTCGACGTGCAGCGCGACCGACTCGAGATCATGTTCCTTGGCCATGGGCGCGAAGACATCTTCATGCTCGGGAATTCCGTCATCTGGGGCGACCCGAACGGCGACGACGTATGGGCGGAGCTTGAGGACGCCATCCGAACCGTGTGGAAGCACCCCCGCGGCGGCGCGCTGCGGCTTGACGCGTGCGCGATCGACGCCGGCGACGGCGAGACCATGGATAAGGTCCTCGCGTTCGCCGGCCCCCGCTTCGGGCGCCGCGTCGTCGCGATCAAGGGTGCGCCCGGCAACCGTCCCGCGATCGTGAAGTCAGCGACGAAGGGGCAGAAGCTCTTCATCGTCGGAGTCGATGGGCTGAAGACGCAACTCGCGGCCCGGCTCGCGCGCGGGCGAAGCGTGCGATTCTCAAAGTCACTTGAACCCCGCGTCTTCGAAGAACTCGCCAGCGAAAGGCACGTTTTGCGCTATGCGAAAGGGCGTCCGATCCGGATTTGGGAGAGGATCCCGGGCCGGAGGGCTGAGTGTCTTGATGCAACGGTTTATGCGATCGCCGCCCGGCACCTGGTCAATCTTGATCTTGAGCGCCGGGCCGCGGAACTTGCCGACGAAGTGGCGGCGAGGCCTGTTCTGGGGGTGATTAGGTCGAAGTGGTTAGGTCGATAGTGCCGGTTTGTGCTGATGCGGTTATCGCCTGATAATCGACAGACGTAGGGATTGCCAATGCGATAAACACCGTGTCTGTCTCATCCACCTTCGATACGGGCCATACTTCGCAGTTGGAGAGTAGGGGGTCGCAAACATGAACAGCTCAAATTGGCGGCTAGTCTCCTTGGAAGAGGCGAAAGCGCATCCGCTTTGGGGCATTCAGGGTTGGCCTATAGTCTTTGTGGCTTACCTTACTTTGAGAACAACGCTGGAGATTGCCGGCTTGGCATCTTTAGGAAGGATAATGGCTGGATTGTATTATATGACCCCGAGTCCAACTCAATATCAATCAGATCGTATTATTGAGGTATTGTATCAGGACAATCTCCACGGATTTTATATAGTTCCCATCATAGCTATTATCTCTAGTGTCATCATAAACCTGATTTTGATTGCTGCTATATTACAAAAAGACAAGAACCTCATAGCTTTTACATACTTCTTTGTAATTGCTAATATAATTTTGACAATAATAGTTTCTGAGAACGTTTTTCACTTCAACAATGAAGTGAGGTCGAAGTATGAGTTACCCCAAATCCGTGGCTTCGCGGGGCCGCGCCTAGGTGGCGTGTTGGGTTCGTTTATTCTCGCTGGGCTCGGGACATTTCCATGGCTCATTTACGTCAACATGTCAGAGCGCATCCGGCTCAATACAAGGTTGATGATTCGAGACACCACACATTTAGTAATCAAAGTGAATAAAGCAATGGATCAAATCGGCGAACGCGACCTTGAGGGTCGCCGGATAAATTCTTTGCCGCCTGCAAAAGAACATTCTATGTATAACCGATTTAAAGAATATATGGTTGGCGAATTCGCCATCTTCGTCAAAAAGAACAGAGCTTTGAGTATTGCGTTATCTGTTGTTGTTTTAATCATTACCATTACTACAACCATTCATTTCTTTGAAGCTGCACGCTGCTCAGATCGATGGTCAGGGACCATTACGCGATACCGGTATTTTCAATGCACTGTGATGCATAAAGGGGAGTATGTGACGGAAGAGCTGAAGCTGCGGCTTCTGAATAGGCGCTAGGACGAACCCAGAGCTTATTTGATGGGTATGGTCGGGTCACGCCCGACCATAAGCGTAGAGGCAGCGGTCCGGCCCCTATACGCCTCGGCCTGGCGAAGATCTTGTCGTCGTGCAGGGCGGTAGTGTCTCAGTTTGAATTTCGGCAGGGTTGTCTCGGTAATGTGGACCGGCGACGAATGTGGCATAATGGCGCCATGACAGACAAGAACCCACTCCGATGGCTGGTACAGGGCGATGCTCCAAAAAGAGCACAACGGGGCGATTTGGGAAGCGCCTTTAGCACTAAGGCTGAGGCCGAGAGCCATGCCAAGAATCTGCGCGAGGCGGGCTACACAAATGTCAAGATTTTGGACCTACCGCTGAAGTGATGCCCAAGGTGCAGGGCGCCGATGTTGCCGGACGAATGGATGATCTCGACCGGGATGGGACGCCTTGACCTTAGCTTAGATCGAGATCCCTCGGGCGACCTCGACGCCCGAGGGGATGCCGTCGACGTGTCGAATCGCCGCCAGCGACCCGGAGGAGTGACCGGGCCATCTTTCTTTATCAGAATTAAATTGCTCTTGCGCGCAATTTAAAGTCTTGCTATAAAGCAGGGGCAAGCCATGGAGCGCCCCCGATGCAAACAGACGAATTCGATCTTCCCCAAGTCGCCCAACGGATCGCGGCGGCGCGCCTCTACGCTCCGAGCGAAGAGACCATCTCTAGCTTTCTGCGTGCCCGGCATGGCGAAGGCCTCTTCCCGGGTCAGCGCTACGAAGGCGGGGGCAAGACCGCGAAAGCGATCTACACCCGCACAGGCCTCGCGCATGGCGCGATCCTGGTGGAGATGAATCAGGGCGGCGTGATCGCCCCGAACGCCGCCCGCCACGCCGCGGCCGCGATGCTGCGTCCGACAGACTCGCTCCTGCAGGGGCCTGACGCGCTCGCACCGAGTCAGCGCGGAGCGGGATACGCCAAGAGTGCAAGTCTCGCGGATGTGGTCTCCGCTATCGCAGACCAAGATGAACGATGGAACGTCCGGTTCCGCTTCTATGGGGACCTTGAGCGCCACACACCGGGTCGCCCTCCCGCCGCGAAAGCGACGTTCGAATGGGCCGATGCGCCGCCGCGTCCGGTCGATGAGGAAGCCTTCGTTGAGGAAATCCGCGCGCTCAGGCTCGCCCGCTTCCCAACCCGATCGGACGTCGTTGTCTCGCTGACTCCGATCGTCCGCCGGATTCTGCGGGACTGACACCATGCGCCTCGTCCCTGGAACGACCATTACCGCTGCCGAGCTCGTCCGGATCGTTCGGCGAGTCGGCAAATGGGGACCGCGCGTCGGATATGGCAAGCGCAAGGCCCATGTCTTTTCCCTCATGCCGTGGGGTGTCTGGTACCTGTCCGACAGAACCTTCCAGATCACGAACATGGAGATCCCCGGCGATGGAATCGTGTGGGGCCGCTCGCCCCGCCATCCGACGCCCCGCCCTGACAATCGCGGCAAATGGTTGCGCGCTTTCGTTCGCGAGTTTGACCCGAAACTCTTGAAGCGCCGCGAGTTCCGCGCCCCGCCACGCATCGCCCGATGAACGCCTTCGCCCGCGTCCTCCGCACCTTCGGCCTGTCGCGCCAGCGCGCGCGGGCCATGACACGCCGTTTCGACGGCGCGGCTGGCGGGCGTCGCTGGGAGGGAACGCCGCGCTTCGGATCGACCGGCCCGGAGACTTTGGCGGCCGCTCCGATCCTACGAAGCCGGGCGCGCTATTGGGCCGCTAACAATCCCTGGGTTTCGAATGGCGTTGCGGCGCTTGTCGACTCGCTTATCGGCGCCGGTATCACACCGGCGGCCGCGCATCCTAACGCCGCGATCCGCGCCGCCCTTGACGACGCCTTCGCCGCCTGGGCAACGCTCGCCGACTTCGATGGACTTACGGACTTTGGCGGCCTTCAGGCGCAAATCGCGCGCGGCCTTGTAGTCGACGGCGAGGCGTTCGTTCATGTCATCAACGGCGAAGACGGACCGCAGCTTCAATTGATCCCGCCGGAATTGGTCGACGAGTCCATGACCCGCGACCTCGGCGACGGCGCATGCATCGTCGCGGGCGTGGAGTTCAATGGGTCCGGACAGCGCGTCGCGTATCATATCCTAAAGGCCCGTCCCGCTGATCAATTCGCGACCGCAGAACCGCCGGTTCGGATTCTCGCCGACAACATCTTGCACGTCTTCGCGCCTCTTGGGCCTGGTCAGGTGCGAGGCGTGTCATGGCTGGCGCCCGTGGTCCTGCGGCTTCAAGAGCTTGACCAATTGGAAGATGCACTTCTTGTCGGCGCGAAAGTCGCAGCCATGCACGCCGGATTTTTGACTGACCTGAGCGCGCAAGCCCAATCGCCTTACGACGGGACGCAGACGGGATCCGTCCTCGAGTCGGGCCTTGAGCCCGGAACCCTGAAGTTCCTACCGCCGGGCGTAGACATCAAGTTTTCAACGCCGACGCAGGCCGCTCAGTCCGTCCAATTCGCGCAGCTCCAATTGCGCGCGATCGCGGCCGGCTTGGGCGTTCCGGAACACCTTCTGACGGGCGACCTATCGGGGGCGAACTACAGTTCCCTTCGCGCGGGACTCGTGGCGTTCCGTATGCGGATCGAACGGACGCAGTTTCACACGCTGATCCCGCAATTCCTCCGCCCTGTCTGGCGCCGCCTTGTCCGCCACATGGCGGTGACCGGAGAAATCGACGCGAGAGACCTTGAGACTAATCCGGCGGCTTTTGATGCCGATTGGTATCCGCCCGCCATGCCATGGGTCGACCCGTTGAAGGACGCTCAGGCCGCGGCCGAGATGGTCGCGTCGGGTTTCATGTCGCGCCGCCAAGCCGTTGCCGAACTCGGTTACAGCGTCGAAAAACTTGACGCCGAAATCGCCGCCGATCGCAAACGCGAGTCCGAATTGGGCCTCTCGTTTGGCGGCGCCCCGACCCGCGGGAATGAGCCCGCGGGCCCTCGTAAACCGGAGCGGGACGATGCTGAATGAAGCTCTTGGAAGAAATTCTCTGCCGCCGCTCGATCGAGATTCGGCGGAATAGCTGGGATCCCGAGACCCGGACCTTCTGGGGTCTCATCTCAAGCGGTGCGGCTGTTCGCCGTCGCGATCACCGCGGCGACTATATCGAAGTTCTCGACTTCGAAGGCGTTTCGCGGCTCGCGTTCCGTGACCTGCCGGTCCTCGACAATCACAGGACCGACTCCGTTCGTGCTGTCGTCGGAGTCGTTCAGGACGCGCACTTCAAAGCGGACGGCCTTCACGCCCGGGTCCGTATCGGCCTCGGCGAAGACGGCGAGGCGATCGCGCAACGCATCGCCGACGGCCTCTTGAAGGGCCTCTCCATCGGTTACCGCATCCGGTCTTCTACTTGGTCGACCGACTCGAAATCCGGAACTCGCGTCCGGACCGTCAAGCCTGACGTTTTTGAGGTCAGCCTTGTCATTCAACCGGCGGACCCTGCCGCCCAAATCCGGAGCAATCCCATGACCACTGAAACTCTCGACCGCGAGGGCGCCGACGACGCGCCCGACATGAAGCAGACCCGTGCGGAGATTCGCGCCGTCGCCAAGGCCGCGGGCCTGTCGAGCGAATGGGCGGACGCCCAGATCGACTCTGGCGTCGACGTCACGGCCGTTCGCGCGGCCGCGTTTGAAGAAATCCGAAAGCGCAAGGCGCCCACCTTCAATACGCGCGTCGTCGCCTCGAGCGAGGATCCGGCCGTGACGTTCCGTCGGGCCTCGGACGCCCTGGCGTTCCGCATGGGCGGGCCGGAGGCGCCGGCCGACTCTCGGGCCTTCGTCGGCCTGTCCCTGCAGGACCTGGCGCGCGATCGCCTGTCGGCCGCCGGCGTGTCGACGCGCGGGATGGACGTCGAAACGCTCTTCCGGGCGGCGCACACCACGTCCGACTTTCCCCAGCTTCTCACGTCTGCCGGCTCGCGAACGCTCATGGCGGCATATGCGGCGGCCGAGTCGGCGCTGAAGCGCATCTCGCGGCAGCGTTTGCATACGGACTTCCGCCCCCATACGCGCCTGAAGCTGTCGGGCATGGGGACGCTGGCGAAGGTCAACGAGCACGGCGAGATTAAGTCGACGACGCGCGCCGAAACGACCGAAACATTCAAGCTCGATACGTTCGGTTCGCTCTTCAGCCTGACGCGTCAGGCCCTGGTGAATGACGACCTCAACGCCTTCGGCGACTTCGCCCAAGTCGCAGGCCGTGCGGCCGCGGAGACCGAGGCGCAGCTTCTGTTGACGCTCCTGACGCAGTCATCCGGCGCCGGTCCTGTCATGGGCGAGGACAATAAGCGCATGTTCCACGCAGATCACGGCAACATCGCCGCCCCAGCCGCGGCCCTGGACGAAGACGGCCTTTCGGCCGCTCGCCGCGCCATGCGGGCCCAGAAGGGAATCGACGGGAAGACGCTCGTCAGCGTGACACCCAAGTATCTGCTCGTCGGGCCGGATCTCGAGACGGCGGCCGAAAAACTGCTCGCAGAGATTCAGCCGACCGACAATGCAGACGTGAACGTCTTCGCCGGCAAACTCGCGCTCCTGGTCGAACCGCGCCTGTCGGGCCGCTCCTGGTACGTCTTCGCCGATCCCGGCCAGGTCGCGAATCTCGAACACGCCTATTTGTCATCCGCTCAGGGTCCGCAGATCGCCGCCCGCGACGGCTGGGACGTGCTGGGACGCGAGTTCCGGGTGACGCTCGATTTCGGCGCCGGCCCTGTCGACTTCCGCGGCGGCTATCGTTCGGCGGGCGTCTGACGATGTCGCCTGCCCAGCTCCGCGAATGGCGTGACCGTCTCATTCAGGCACGGATGAACGGGATCCGCGAGGTCCAAGACTCGAATAACGAGCGGATCGCGTATCGATCCGACTCGGAACTCGCGGCCGCCATCGCGTCGGCTGACGCCCTCATCACCGCGCTTGAGGATGGACCTCGGGCGAAGACGATCCTGTTCCGAACTTCAAAAGGACTCTGACCATGAAAAACTACGTTCAAACGGGTGACGTCGTCACCGCAATCGCGCCCGCCGCGTTGAAATCAGGCGAAGCGGTCCTCATCGGCTCTATCTTCGGAATCGCCGCGACAGACGCCGCCCAGAATGCCGAAGTCGAGATCGCCCTGACCGGCGTCTACACGCTGCCCAAGGTGTCAACCGACGTTCTGGCGTTCGGCGCCGTCGCCTATTGGGACGCGACGGCGAAGCGGATCACGGCGACCGCGTCGGGAAATACCAAGATCGGCGTCGCGATCGTGGCGGCCGGGAACCCCTCACCGGAAGCCGTCGTCAGGCTCAACGGCGCGTTCTGAACCTATGGCCCGGACGCCCGCCACATTTAGGCAAGCGGATTTCGTGCGCGCCGTGAAGGCCGCACGGGCCGCGGGCCTGAATGTGGTTCGGTCGCAAATTGGGCCCGATGGTACGATAGTGTTGGATCACATCGGCGACTCGAGGTGTGATCCAGCTTCCCCCTTCGATACTTGGAAGGCGAAGAGCAATGCGCGTTCGGCTGAAGGGAATTAACAAGGTCCGCAAGCGTCTCGCCGACGGGACCTTCAAGACATATTGGTACGCTTGGAAGGGCGGCCCTGCCCTGTCCGGCGAGCCCGGAACGCCCGAGTTCATCGCCAGCTTTCATGCAGCGGTTGAGGCGCGGCGCCGGACGCCGGATGGCGAACTTCTCGCGATCCTCAACGCCTATGAGGACTCGCCGGACTTCAAGGACCTCGCCGAAAAGACGCGGGCGGACTACCGCAAGCACCTTCGCGCGATCGAAGCCAAGTTCGGCGACTTCCCGCTTGCGGCCCTTTCGGATCGCCGGACGCGTGCAGAGTTTATCGATTGGCGGGATCAAATCGCGAAGACGTCCCGCCGCAATGCCGACTACCGCTTCGCAGTCCTGGCGCGGGTTTGCTCCTGGGCCTTCAAGCGCGGCCTGACGGACGCCAACCCATGCGAACGTCCTGGCCGCCTTTACAGGTCCGGCCGAAAGGACTCTGTTTGGAGCGATGACGACGAATCTAGGTTCCTTGAGTTCGCGCCCCCGCATCTGCATCTAGCCCTGAAGCTCGCGCTTTGGACGGGGCAGCGGCAAGGCGACCTGTTGCGGCTGACGTGGGCCGCCTATGACGGCGACAAGATCCGGCTTCGCCAGCGGAAGACCGGCGCACGCGTCGTTATCCCCGTAGGCGCACCGCTCAAAGCCGCTTTGGAAGCGGCAAAAGCCGCCCGTATAGAGGCGAACGAAAACACGAAGGTCTCCGTTCTGATTTCGGCAGCGCCGATCTTGACGACCGAGTCCGGCACGGCATGGACCGAAAGCGGGTTTCGGGCTTCTTGGCGCAAGGCGTGTGTAGCGGCCAAAGTTTCGGGCGTGACCTTCCATGATCTTCGCGGAACGGCCGTCACGCGTCTGGCGATCGCGGGATGCAGCGAAGCAGAGATCGCCGCGCTCACGGGGCACGCCTTGAAGGACGTCGGGGCAATTCTCGACGCGCACTATCTGAAGCGCGATCCGTCGCTCGCCAAGTCGGCAATCACAAAGCTCGAAAGGCGAACAAAAACGCCCAACTGA